CAACAAGTTGCACCGGACGAGAAGACGCTGCGCTGGCAGGCAAAAAAACCAGTGGTACGGTCAACCGGGGTTCGAAGAATACACCAGCTATGCACTAGGGCTGCACCACAAACTAGTCAACTCGGGGGTAGACCCTCGTGACGATGAATACTTCGCCCAAATAGATGGGCGCATGCAAAAGACGTTCCCCGAATTATTTGGCGGGAATGCTGAGAAAAAGCCTGAATCTTCACAGGTTCAATCCGAGGCTCCAAAAAAACCTGCGGCTGTGGTTGCTCCAGCGTCTCGTTCGTCTGGAACAAAGAAAATCCAACTTTCTACTCGGCAACTTGCCTTGGCTAAGAAATACGGACTAACCCCGCAGCAGTATGCTGCTGAAGTAGCTAAATTGGAGGTTTAAGATGGCTGACACTCGCACTCCTCGTGATCTCATTTCACGCGATAAAACCGCACGTGCTGTTTATGTACCACCTTCAGCACTGCCTGATCCGACTCCCGAACCGGGATGGTCTTACCGATGGGTAGCTACCCATGTTAACGGTCAGATTGCACCGACGTTCTCCATGCGTATGCGTGAAGGCTGGGTGCCGGTCAAAGCGGAAGATCACCCGGAACTCATGCTTCCGCCAAATGAAAAAGGTGAAGTCGCCCACGGCGGTTTGTTGTTGTGCAAGATGCCTACGGAGCAAGCGCAGTTACGTAATGCGCACTACCAAAAGCAGTCTGAAGACAATATCGAAGCTGTGGACAATACATTTATGCGCCAAAACGATGCTCGTATGCCTTTGTTTAATGAACGTAAGTCAACGACATCTTTTGGTAAAGGCAATAAGTAGTTCTTTTATTAACTAGGAGTAACCATGGCCTATCCGACTGTATCAGCCCCTTACGGGCTAAAACCGGTCAATTTGATCGGTGGTCAGGTATTCGCAGGATCAACTCGTCTAATGGAAATTGCAAGTGGTTACGCCACTAATATTTTTTACGGCGATTTGGTAAAGCGCGTATCTGATGGAACTATTGAAAAAGACACCGGCACCACTACTGCCACGCCGTGCGGTGTGTTTTTGGGTGTTCAATTTACCAACGCTGCTACTGGGCAAGTGCAAAATCAGCAATATTATCCAGCAAGTCAGGCGATTAAGTCTGGTACGCAGATTTTTGCTGTGGTTGCAGATGACCCTGACACACTGTTTCAAGTAGCTTCTTGTTCTGGCACTACTGTTATTGCTGCAATGGGCAAATCCGCCATTGGTAATAATATTGCACTAATTCAAAACGCCGGCTCTACCAATACTGGTAATTCCGCCGTGGCGATTGACGAAGGAACACAGGCAACTACAAACACTCTCCCCATCCGTATTATTGATGTGGTTAGAGATACGGCAACAGGCGCTGACGCTTTTGTTGAGTTTATTGTTAAAATAAACGCAACTATGCACCAGTACAACAATTCAACTGGCGTATAAGGGAGCTAAATCATGGCTATTTCACGCGCACAACTACTGAAAGAGCTGCTCCCCGGCCTGAACGCCTTGTTCGGTCTGGAGTATGCACGTTACGGCGAAGAGCACAAAGAGATCTACGAAACAGAGACCTCCGAGCGTTCTTTCGAAGAGGAAACCAAGCTGTCTGGCTTCTCGGCTGCTCCAGTCAAGAACGAAGGCTCTGCGATTGCTTATGACAATGCGCAGGAAGCTTGGACTGCTCGATACAACCACGAAACCATTGCCCAAGGTTTCTCGATCACTGAAGAAGCGATTGAAGATAACCTGTATGACAGCCTGTCAGCTCGTTATACCAAGGCTCTGGCTCGTTCAATGGCCTACACCAAGCAGGTCAAAGCGGCTGCAATTCTGAACAACGGCTTCACTGGCGGTCAATACGCTGGCGGTGACGGCGTGGCTCTGTTTGCAAACAACCACCCACTCGTTTCTGGCGGCACTAACTCGAATATCCCTTCGACCCCCGCTGACCTGAACGAAACTTCGCTGGAAAACGCTGTGATTCAAATCGCTGCGTGGACTGACGAACGTGGTCTGCTGATCGCTGCCCGTCCTCGTAAACTGATTGTTCCGCCGAGCCTGCAATTCGTTGCAACTCGTCTGCTCGAAACCAGTTTGCGTGCCGGTACCAACGATAACGACATCAACGCGATCAAGAACAACGGTTCGATCCCAGAGGGTTATACAATTAACCACTGGCTGACCGACACCAATGCTTGGTTCCTGACCACCGACGTTCCAAACGGCATGAAGCATTTTATTCGTGCATCGCTGGATACAAAAATGGATGGTGATTTCGATACGGGCAACGTGAGATACAAAGCACGTGAGCGTTACTCTTTTGGCTTCTCAGACCCTCTGGGTATGTACGGCAGCCAAGGCGCGTAAGGAAATGGGGGGCTTTCGCCCCCCATTTTTGTATGGTATAAAGCAGTAAATCCGGGGATACCGGTGCGAACGAATGGCTCCCGGCCAACTTTTATGCAGATCGTCGCACTAAACTCGCATAAAGAGGACAATTCAAATGGCACTTTCTACTACCCAAAGCATCTGGCGTTCGGGCGGCGGCGACAACACTCGCACCGCATATTGTGGTTCCGGCCTGATGGCTGCTCAGTTCTACATCGCTGACGCTTCCCCAGCTACTGCTGGCACTAACGTGAAAGTCTCGTCGGCATCCGGCGCAGCGAACCTTATTCTTCCATCTGGCGCTGTTATCGTTTCTATTTCGGTAACTGATGCTGGCGCTGGTACTTGCGACATTGGCGCAACTGGATACACCTCTGGCACTGCTGACAACAACTTCTTCGCTTCGGCGCTGTCTGTAGCGGCTGTTGGCACTACGTCGATTGGTTCGGTTGTGACTGGCGCACCGTTGACTGAAATGTCGTACGTGACTGTAACTGACAATACTTCGG